CGCTTGCATCCGAACAGCCGAAGCAACTGAACCCGGACGATGCTGACCTGACGCCACCGACGGAGCCGATCACCAAGCCCGGCGACCTCTGGCTCATGGGCGAGCACCGGCTACTGTGTGGCGACTCAACCAATGCAGATGATGTGGCACGGCTGATGAATGGCGAGCAGTGCGATATGGTGTTTACCGACCCACCATATGGTGTTGACTACGATGGTGGAGCAAAGAAGCGCGAGCGGCTTGATGGCGATCATGTGGGGACTAGCATCTACGCTGACGCGCTTCCGAACTTACAGATAGCTGCGAGTAACGAGGCCGCGCTATATCTCTGGTACGCCGACGCACACGTCGCTGCGGCTGCGGCTGCGGGATATGTGATCACAGCGCAGATCATCTGGGTAAAGAACAATGCCCAATTCGTGTCCGCTGCTAAGTACCACGGTAAGCACGAACCTTGTTTCTATGCTCACCGCAAGGGGCATTCGGCCGCGTGGTACGGCTCGAATAACGAGGTGACGGTCTGGGAAGTTGACCGAGCGTCGCGCAATGATTATCACCCGACTCAGAAGCCAGTCGAGTTGTCTGAGCGAGCAATTCTCAACAGTAGTCCACGCCACGGCTCAGTCTTAGACCTGTTTGGCGGCTCAGGATCGACCATGATTGCCGCCGAGCAAACTGCACGGGTGGCTTATCTGATGGAGATTCAGCCTGCCTACTGCGACGTGATCGTGCGCCGCTGGGAAAAGGTGACGGGCAAGGTGGCTGTCCGTGGCTAGCACGTTTGACCGGATTAGACATCCTCAGAAAAGGGCATTCCTCGCCGCCTACCGGCAGTCGGGCAACATCCGAGCATCGACTGAGGCTGCGAAGATCACACGGCAGACGTACTACAACTGGTGCGAGAAGGACCTCGTGTTCGCTGCGGCGGCACAGACCGCGAAGGAAGAGTACGGCGATCTGCTCGAGGCCAAGCTCGCGCAGATGGCGCTACGCCAGGACAACGTCACGGCGCTGATCGTCGGCCTCAAAATGATCGGCCGGTTTGTCGATAAGACACGAACCGAAGTCTCAGGGCCAAATGGAAACGCTATCGAGATCAACACCGCGCAGGGAACTCTCGCCGATCGAGTTGCTGGCATTGCTGCCCGATTCGGCACAGAAGGAGTTCTACGCGAGCCTGTCGAAGGCTGAGCAATCTCTCTGGCCTTATGACTGGCCGTTCCATGCACGTCCGTCGCAACGCGAGCCGCAAGGCGACTGGCGTACGTGGCTCATCCTGGCAGGGCGCGGGTTCGGGAAAACGCGCACTGGCGCGGAGTGGGTACGCCAAAGTGTTGCGCGCTACCCAATCGTCAACGTTATCGCGCCAACAGCCGACGATGCCCGCGACATTATGGTTGAAGGTGAGTCTGGAATCCTGGCGATCTGCCCTCCAGATGAGCGGCCAGTCTACCGAGCTGCCTACCGTCGCCTCGAGTGGCCGAACGGCGCCCGAACGCTGATCTTCACCGCTGACGAGCCAGAACGGCTCCGCGGCAAACAGCACATGCGCCTCTGGGCCGACGAACTCGCGGCGTGGCGCTACCCCGAAGCGTGGGATCAGGCGATGTTTGGGCTCAGGCTCGGTGACGATCCTCGAGCCGTGGTGACCACGACGCCGAAGCCGACAGAGATCGTCAGGCGTCTCGTCAGCGATCCCACGACGTTTATCACACGCGGCTCGACATACGACAACCGAGGCAACCTGGCGCCAGCGTTCTTCGATGCCATCATCAAGCGCTACGAGGGTACTCGCATCGGCCGGCAAGAACTCATGGCAGAGATCCTCGACGACGTTGAGGGCGCGCTCTGGACACGCCAGATGATCGATAACAACCGAGTGACGAGTCATCCTGACCTGGTCCGTGTCGGTGTTGGCGTCGACCCGTCAGGTGGCGACAAAGATGGCAACGCCGAGCAAGGCATCATCGTCGTTGGCTGGGGCGTTGATCAGCACGGCTACGTACTCGCCGACTACAGTTGCAAGCTCTCGCCGGATGGTTGGGGCCGGCGCGTCGTCCAGGCTTATCAGGAGCATGCTGCTGACCATGTGTACGTCGAGCGGAACTTCGGAGGTGATATGGCGATTGCGACGATTGAGACTGCGTCGAACGCGCTCAACACTTTCGTGCCGATCACGGCGGTTACCGCGAGTCGCGGCAAGGCGGTGCGAGCTGAGCCGGTGGCTGCGCTCTACGAACAGGGACGTATGCATCATGTGGGCTCGTTCCCTGAACTCGAAGATCAGTTGTGTGTCTGGGTGCCAGGATTGAGTGCGACGAGTCCTGACCGACTGGACGCTCTCGTGTGGGCTGTGAGTGAGGTCATGTTCGATCAGCCGCTCAGCGTGTACACGATCTGATGGATAAGCAGGATCTCCGCATCCTTGGCACCGTGGCGTTGTGTTGTGTGCTCACGCTGCTCGCGGCGACAATCTTGGGATTGGCGGTCAGGTTCTTCCTGTGGGCAGCGTTCGCATGACAGACACACTGCGCGAGCACGGCTATCTGACGAGCCAGGACATCGCTAAGGAACTGGAAGCGCTCAAGCAGCGGGTCGTGGAACTCGAGCGGCAATCGCGCCGCATGAAACTCGCGAAGGCGGATCTGCTGAGGTTGCAGGCCGGCGATGTGCTGACGATTCGTGTGCCACGGCCGCTCGCGTCCGACGAACGTCAGCAACTCGCCACCGGTTTCCGAGAACTCTTCGCCAGCATCGGGCACGCTGACGATATCCAGGCAGCCATCATCTGCGGCCACGACGCCGTAGAACTCGACGTCATCCGACCGGAGGCCAACAATGGGACTGATCTCTAGCCTCATCTCTGGCTTCCGCGCGGAACGTATCGACGAGCAGAAAGCCGCGGCTATCGCGTCCACGGTCACGCCGTACGATGTTGGTGCCGGCTACGGCATCCAGCCGGCGACCGGGCCATACACCTATGCGCGTCAGTCGCGCGAAGGCTATCTCAACGCTGAACTCGTTTTCCAGTGCGTCGACCTGCGCGCCAACTCGGCCGGTGAGCCGCCAGTTGTTGCCTGGCAAAAGACCGAGTCCGGCGAAGAGAAGATCGAAGAGCATCCCGCGCTCGATCTGCTTGAAAATCCGAACGCGTACATGAGCCGCTCGCGGTTCTGGCAGACGATCATGATGCACCTCGATATCAACGGCAACGCGTATATCGAGAAGGTGCGCTCGAACGCTGGCAAGGTCGTGGAACTCTGGCTCATGCGGCCAGACCGCACGTTCGTGATCCCCGACCGACAGCGGTTCATCGGCGGCTACCGGTATGAGATCGGCGGCGAGAAGTTCCTGCTGCCGCCCGAGAACGTCCTCCACTTCAAGACTCGCCATCCGCTCGACGACTTCTACGGCATGTCGCCGCTCGTGCCGTTGGCTGATCGCGTTGACCTTGAAGTGCTCGCGCGCAAGTTCAATAAGGCATTCTTCAACAACGCTGGCGTGCCGGCTGGCATGCTCGCTATTCAGAAGCACCTCAACCCTGATGAGCGGCGCGATCTCCAGCGCGTGTTTCGTGAGCAGTTCGGCGGCGAGACGGGCTGGCATCGGGTGATGGTGATGGAAACCGGGCCGAACGCCGGCGCAACGTATACGCCGATGGGCCTGCCGCCAGGACAGAACGGCGCAGCTCTCACCGACGTGAGTGAGACGGACGAGGTCCGAATCCTGGGTAACTACGGCGTGCCGCTGTCGTTGATCCCGACGCTGGCTGGCGCGAAGGCAAACCGCGGCCAGACAGCGAGCGACGCCGAGTTCCGTGCGTTCTGGAAGATGACGATGACGGCCGTGTTCCGTGATATCGACTCGACGCTGAGCATGGGACTTCGAGACGAGTTCCCCGAGTTCAAGCGCTTTGAGCATGACCTGAGCAAGATTCAGGCGCTACAGGAAGACGAAGATAAGCGCGTCGACCGTGTGATCAAGATTTGGCAGAATCAGGGTTCGACCTATCAGGAATACCGATCTGATCTGGGACTGCCTGAAGAGCCCGACAAGCCTGGCGTCGTGATGTTGCTGACCACGAGCGTGCCGACACCGAGCGATCAACTCATTGATCCGGATGCCATGCTCGAAGCGCAAGAGCCGCCGCAGCCGGCGCCCGGTCCTGACAACCTCACGCCAGAGGATCAGCAACAGCCGGTGCCGGCGAATGGACGCACGAACGGGGTCGCTCACTAGTGGCGATCTACTTCACGCTATCGAGCCTGACGAAGGACGCTGATGAGCCGATGCGCTGTTTGTGCGGCACGTACGCATTCCCGCGTGATCTGGCCGGCTACTTCGACTGCGCGAGTTGTGGGCAACGCTGGTGGGCGCTCGCGCCGGGCATCATGCTTCAGCAACTCGAAAAGGCGCGCGCGGCAGTGTGACTCGGCCGATCCAATTCCTGATGCCTGACCAGCGCACGGTACAACTGCTGCCGTGGTCGGATGCTGACCTGAACCAGATGAGCCAGGTCGGACCGCGAGACATCAAGGACGCCGCGGCTTACTGGCGCGAGCATCTCCCGCGGCGACTCAGGACGATACTCGACGCGCGCTCGACGATTCCTCGGCTGTGAGTTTCGTTTGGTCGGCGGCGAGCCAGCGCTACCGTGACGAGGCCAGCGGCCGGTTCGTCTCGCAGGTAGCCGTCAACCAGGCTGTCGATGCCGTGATCAAGGCGGGCTCGCAGCATATGGTCGCGATGACGCAAGCCCTGCAGACGAACCAGATCACGCTCGCCGAGTGGCAGACGCAGATGGCGACCGAGATCAAGATGCTCCACACCGGCGCCGCAGCACTCGGCCGCGGCGGGTGGGAACAAATGACGCAGTCAGACTGGGGCTGGACAGGTCAGCGCATCCGGGCGCAGTACGGCTGGCTCAGGAACTTCGCCCACGACATCGCGGTCGGGCATCAGCCGATGGACGGCAGACTTCTGGCACGAGCTGCGATGTACGCCGAGGCTACGCGAGCAACCCAGCGCGAGATGCAGCGGTTCAATGCGTCAGTGATCGGACGGACACAAGAGAGGAACGTACTCGGTGCCGCAGAGCATTGCGGAGGCTGCCTGAGCGCCACGGCTCGGGGATGGGTGCCGATTGGATCACTACCAGCGATAGGAAATCGTGAGTGCAGGAGCAGATGTCGGTGTTCAATCGTGACGAGGCGCGAGCCGCAGCAATTGGCCGCCGCGTGACGTTTGCTGAGATCAAGGCTCAGGTGTTGCCGACGCAGTTCGTGGTTACCGACGAATCGCCGCGCTGTTGGTCGTGTGGTCGGAAACTCGCTGAGCGCGCCACACGACCGTGGACGATCCGCTGCCGCTGCAAAGAAGTAAACGGCGTGCAGTACGACAACTAACGAGGCTCGTCCGCCATCAGCCGGTCGAGCGCATAACGGACAATCTCTGATCGGCTGCATCCCTGGCTCGCGCGGTTCCATAGCCAGTCGCGTTGATCCTGACGGATCACGAACGCCGTGGTGACCATCGCGACCTCGCCCTGAGGTTTGCGGCCAGCACCCTTTCGAGCGCCGCCGACACGAGACTCAGGCATTTAGCGGACCGTGCGCTCAACTGCTGCCTGCTGACACTGTGGCGCGCAATCGCAGTTGCCGGTTGCGATTGAATGGTCGATCTTCGCGTCCTTATGACACGGGCAACCACAGTCGGATGGCGCGAGGCAAAGGATGTGTCGGCTCCATTGGCAATCTGCCGAGCGACCTGTTGCGCTGTTGATCATGCTCTTCATGCATTCACTATAAGCCTATCAACATGATACGTCAATAGGTTTTCAGGACGAATATCGGACGAGTTTTAGGTCGCGAGTCGTTCTAGCAGCGCGACCCCTCCGGGCACGATCTCGCCCGTCATCGTGAGTGCCCTGCGCGCCCACTCGCGCGCCTGCTCCATCTCACCGACGGCATAGAACTGACGCGCCATGTGGTACGTCATCATCCGGTCGTCAGGATTCGCCGCCAAGCACGACTGCAAGAGCGCCAGATTGCGTTCGTGCTTCCCGCGCTCACGGTACAGATCGCGGTCGTAGCCGTAGTGGATCAATCCCGGCGCTTTCAGGAAACGGCCGATAGCGATCGGCTTCCCGTTCTTGCGAACCTGCTCGTGGACGCGGTTCTCGTAGCGAATGCTCGGATCGTTCCTGAAGAGCCGGACCGACACAGAGTTGTCCTGAGTCGCGCGGATGCCATCGAAGCGCCGCTGATCGGTCATGAATGCGTAGCCATCGACCTCGGGATGCGGCTGGCGCATCGCCATCGTAACCATCGCAGCTCCGAAGTCGCTGAGCCGCTCGTCGGCGTCGATGACGAAGATCCACTCCCGTTTGGCTTTCCGTAGACCGATGTTGCGGGCCGCGGCGAAATCATCCTGCCAGTCGAAGTGATGAATCCTGGCACCGGCCGCTCGAGCGATTGACTCGGTCCGGTCGGTCGTCTTCGAGTCGATGCCGATGACGATCTCGTCGGCCACACGCTTGACGCTGTCGAGTGAGGCCGATAGTAGCCGTTCCTCGTCCTTGACGATGTAGCACACGCTTAGGCCGCGCATGTTCTTGACATTTTACTAGCCGACATACATAGTTACGCCCAATCGCATAGATCACTAAGTGGCGCTCTCGCTGCATGTCGCCCCAAGCAAGCAGCGTTGAGGGCCATTTTCTTGTCCACAACCGAAGTCAAGATCGTCAGCGCAAGCGGTAATACGCTTCGCATCGCCGGCTATGGCGTCGTTTACGGTGGACGAGACGTTGTCGGCGACTACTTCACCAAGTCAACCGACTTCTGGTTCGACCGGCTCACCGAGACGCCGCCAGTTCTGTTCCAGCACGGACAGGACTCGATGCTCAAGGGCACGGTCGTCGGCCGCGTCATCGCCAAGCACTCAGACGATATCGGCCTGTGGGTTGAGGCACAGATCACCGCATCCAAGAAGTACGCCGATGCGATCCGTGAGCTTGTGGCGAAAGGCATTCTCGGCTGGTCGTCAGGCAGCGTGCCGCACCTCGTCAAGCGTGCCGGCCGGACACAAAAGGGCACGACCGAAATTCTGTCCTGGCCGGTTGTCGAGTTCAGCCTGACGCCAACACCGGCCGAGCCGCGCACCGTCGGTATCAAGGAATTGAAATCGCTCGCCGCCATCGAGCCGTCCTTCCGCTCAGTCATCAAGGCCCCGATGACGACTGAGATGAGCTACGAGGATCTGGAAGAGGATCTCGAGGAAGCCATCGCGGAGTCGATGGGCATTGACGAGGACATGGTCGAGACCGTCGCTACGTTCCCCGATCACGTCATCGTCTGCATCTGCGAGCCAGGCGATGACGACATGGTCTGGTGGGACGTTCCGTACACGCTCGACGCAGACCGCGAGCCGGTCTTGGGTTCACCGACCCAACTAGACCAAGCGTTCATCCCAGCGCAGGCAAAGACGCAGCCGGCTAAGGCGCAGCAGGGTATGGCGCGCTCTGACTACGCCTGGGTTGACTCGTCCGGCACCGGCCACCTCGACATCAGTGACGAGGGCCACGTCCGCGCGGCAATGGCGCGTTTCAACCAGACGCATTTCACCGAGGACGGAGCCAAGCGTTCCGCAGCTCGCAAGATCCTCGCTCGCGCCCGCTCGATGGGTATCGAAGTCTCGCCGGACTCCGCAGTCGCGAGTGCGGCCAAAGGAGTAAACATGGCAGACCTCCCAGACGACGCATTCGGCTACGTCGCGCCCGGCGGCACGTTTGACGACGAGCGCAAGACGTTCCCGCGGGCACTTCGTCACTTCCATCACCACGATGAGAACGGCGACGTCGACCGCGCGCTGCTTCATCAGGCAGTAGACGAGGCGATGAAAGCCGACATCGGCGATCACGCGCTGTCGCACTTGCTGGCTCATCTGTACGAGAAGACCGATCCGCACTCGAAGTATTGGGCTGAGGACTCCCTCGCAGGCGAAACCCTCGTGGCTGCCTACAAGTTCTTTAGCGCTCTCGACGACATCGTTGCGGACCAGAAGTCGATGGAGCGTATCGGCTGGCAGGGAGTTACCCGCCGTGTGCAGCCCGAGCGGCTCCAGGCACTCAAGGAACTGCGGAACTACATCGGCATCACCATCGAACGCGCCGAGCAAGCGGAAGCCGGCGACGACGGAACCCAGCGCGCCCAGGCACTGCGCTACGAACTCGAACTACTGGAAGTCTGAAAGGAGTCAGCGTGCCAGACTTGAAAACGAAGAGGGACACCCTCGAAACGCTAAAGGCGCGCGTTGGCGCCATTCTCTCCCAGTACAAGGACAACGTGCCGGCTGAGAAGTCGGCCGAGGTCCGGCGACTGCTCGACGAGGCCGCAAACCTCAAAGCGAGTATCGAAGAGGACGTTCGCACCGCGGAAGCTGCGAAGGACTATCAGTCACTCGCCGACTTCCTCGAGATGCCGGTCTATCGCGTGCCTCACGGCATCGGTGATGGTGACGGCGACTCGGAAGACCGCAAAGCCATGAAGGCGGCCGGCTGGGAGTTCAAGGACGGTGGGATCTGGCGACAGACCAGCACCGGCATCTTGCAGCCGATGTATCCCGAGGAAGTCCTCTTCGGCAAGATCCCGACCAACGACGTCGATGCGGCCAAGTTCTACACCATGACGCGTGCCGCGTTTCGTCCCGAGTATCGCAAGGCGTACGAGCAACTCATCCGTCTGACGGCAACGCAAGGGAACATGGCGCTGTCGCTGATGGGGCTGGACGCTCAGAAGGCGCTCTCCGAAGGTCTGGATGCCAGTGGTGGCTTCCTCGTTCCGCCGGATCTCCAGGCTGAGGTGCTCGCCCGTACCGCGCAGATGAGCGTGATGCGTCAACTCGCGCGTGTGCAGGCCACTTCTCGCGACGTGCTCTACTGGCCGATGGTTCAGGCTGCGAGTTCGACAACCGGCGGCGTTGCCTCCGGCGGCGGTTCGATCTTCTCGAGCGGCTTCGCCGGCACATGGGTCGGTGAGACTCCGAGTGCCTCGGATACCGATCCCGCGTTCGGGCAGTTCCAGATCCCGATCAAAAAGCTGCGCGTGAGCACTCGGCTGAGCAACGACTTTGTCGCTGACTCCGCGGTGAACGTCCTCGCCTTCCTCGCGCAGAACGGTGCCGAAAACCTCGCGCTCGTTGAAGACCTCGGCTTTATTGCCGGGACTGGCGTGCTCGATCCGAAGGGCATCCTGAACGGTGGCGCGACCACGGTCGATGTGGAAGGTTCGACATCGGACACGATCAGCAACACCACGACCGTCACCGGGACCGCGACGAAGATCCTCAGCCTCGAATATGCGATTCCCGCCCAGTACGTCAACGGCGCCGTGTGGCTGATGAAGCGCGACAGCGAGGGTAAGACCCGCAAACTGACCGATGGTCAGGGCCGGTTCATGTGGCAGCGCGGCACGACCAACAACCAGTACGGCGGCCGCGTCAGCGATCTCGACGGATACCCGGTCTACAACAGCGATTTCATGCCGGCTGATGGCACGAACACCAACAAGGTCTACCTGTTCGGAAACATCGGTCAGGCGTACATCATCGCCCAGCGAGCCCAGATCACCTCGCGCGTGCTCAACGAACGCTACGCCGACACAGATCAGGTCGGAGTCATCCTCTGGGAGCGTGTCGGTGGCGACACATGGAACCCAGATGCCATTCGGTATGGCGTCGTCTAAAGGAGGTATTCAGTAAATGCCTAGCTACCACGATTCACCTTCCGAGACGATGCTCTGCGCGCTCGATATCGCCGCGCAGACCGCATCGGCTGGTGTCAACGGCACCGCGCTCGACATGCAAGGCTGGGACGGCATCCTGTACGTCTTCAACCTTGGCGCTATGGCGTCCGGTGCGACGTTCGATGCGCGCATCATGGGCGCCGCGAACTCGAACTTCAACGTCAACTCGAACATCACCAACGCGGCGATCACCCAGTTGACCAATGCCAGCAATACGAACACGGTGATGGTCGACGTGTGGCGGCCAACGCTTCGCTACGTCAAGAGCGTGACCACTCCCGCGTCGGCGAACTCGACGTTCTCGAGCGTCGCTATCCGTTACCGCGGGTCCGGAGTATTCCCGCTCACACAGACCGCCGCCCAGCTCGTAAAGGTGCAGGCGAACTAGGAGACCGTTACTTGGCAATTGAAGCTAGCGCCGCGCCTGCCGACTTGGTCGAGGCGCGCTCCCAGCTTGCCGACGAATGGCGGACCCGCAGTCCGCAGACGCCGGACGAGATCGCTCAGTTCTATACCGATCCTCGCGTCGGCGCATACATGCGCGCCGATCTCAATGCCTGGCACGATACCGAAGCGCGGCAGAGCATCACTGAGATCCTCAAAGTGGTCGCGCGTGCCACGAACGCCAAGCACGTAGTAGACATCGGCGCTGGTGCCGGCCACGATCTTCGTGCACTCGCGGGAATCGTTCCGTTCCGTCATGGGATCGAGCCGAACGACGCACTCCGCGCGGACCTCGAAGCGCAAGGCTTCCAGATGCATCCAAGCGTGGAGCATGCCGAAGACTGCTGCGTCACGGCGGACTTGTTCGTATCCATCGACGTGCTCGAGCACTTGCCTGATCCTGAATCGTTCCTCGACAAGGCACTCGGACAGGCGAAGATCGGCGCGCATCTCTTCGAGATGACGGCGACTCACGATACCGGCACGCCGCTCCACCTGAAGAGTAACCGCGGCTGGCGACCGGGCCGATGGCTCGAGCAGCATGGCTGGTGGGAAGTCGATAACACCGACCGTATCCACATCTGGCAGAAGCAGCACGAGACCGGTATCCAGAGCGCTACGTTGCTCGCGGCCGTGAGTCGCATGCCGACGATCGTCTGGACGGCGAACCGGACGACCGGCGCCGGCGGCAACGAATGGCGAATGCGCGCCAACATCGGTGATGCGCTACTGACCCGTTCGCGCTCGATCCTGGCCTACAACTGGTGGATCGACACGGGCGATGACGTGTTCCTGATGATCGATGACGATATCGACTTCAGGAAGCAGGATGCTGACCGTGCGGTTGCATATTGCCGTGACGGTTATGACATCGTCTGTGGCGGCTATCCGGTGCGGGACGCCTCGCATCTGGCTCTGCGCTGGTTGCCGAAGACCACGGGCCAGATCCATTTCGGACCCCCAGGTATCGACGAGGATGGCATCCGGCACACGCAAGAGCCTATCGAGATCATGTACGCCGCGACGGGCTTCATGGCTGTTCACCGGCGCGTGCTCGACGGCATGGCGAAGATGCTGCCGATCGTCAACTCGGGCGCTCCCTGGTATTACCCGTTCTTCCAAGAGTTGTTCCGCTACGACGATCAGATCGACGGCATCCTCGAGTTGAGCGAGGATTGGGGATTCTGCGCGCTAGCGCGCGACGCCGGTTTCAAGGTGTGGGTTGATCCGCAAGCCATCTTGAGCCATGAGGGCCGCACGGTCCCGCTCACCGTGAAGAACATGAAGGAGATTAGCTATGCCCTCACCAAAGCCTGACCCGGAAGTCGCGCAGGCCAACGCGGAACTCGCGAGCGCTCACGTTGAGGCTGCACAGGAAGCTGCGGCGGAGGCTGATCGCCAACTCGCTCAGGCGACGAAGTCAAGCCCGCGTGTCGCGCTCTGCTCCGTCTGTAATGGCGAGACGATCAAGCACCCGCAACCTAAAGGCGAGGGGATTTACCACTGCAATTTCTGCGGCAGTTGCAAGCCAGAACCCTGATGTTGACGCCGGTGGTCTGGGCGATGCTGTTCGGGATCGCTGGTGCGCTCCTGATCGGTCCATTTGGTGCCGTTGCTGGCGCCATGATGGGCGTCACGCTCGACTCGGCGATTCGAATGGAAGACTGACGTGGCGAACGCGTACGCCGACACCGCTGACCTCATGGAGCGTCTCGGGATCGACACGAGCGACTCGCGGCAGACGCAGCTCGCGAACATCGTTGAGGTTGCCTCGCGTTGGATCGATGCCGAGACCGGGCACCGGTTCTACGCTGCCACCGAGACGCGCTACTACACGGCGAACCATCGCTGGCCGCAGACGTACCGCTGGGAATTCGACACGCTCGAGCGGCCCGGTGGCATTCCTGGGCGCGTCACGATTGATGACTTCCTGTCGGTGACGCAGGTTGCTACGGACGAAGATGGCGACGGAACCTATGAGCGCGTCTGGACGGTTACGACCGACTACTGGCTCGGGCCACGGAACGCGCCACTCAAAGGTGAGCCGTACCGCTATCTGAACCGCACGCCGGCCACCGGCCGCTACCTGTTCCCGTACTGGGAAGAGGGGATCAGCGTGACTGGCTCGGTGGGTTGGTGTGCGCTAGCCGCATGTCCGGCGGATATCAAAGAGCTGACGCTCATGGTCGGCGAGGTGCTCGGGACGACGCTCACGGACTTATCGCAGCCAGGTGTGCAGACCTACAACATCACTCAGCAGTTGTCGGTGGTGATGGCGCCCGAGGTACTGCCGCCGCTCGGTCAGCAGATTCTCCAGAAGTACCGCGGGATCTCGATCCTATGAGCGGCATCCGTGGCGTCAAGGGGTTGCAGGTCGCGCACAGGACGATCCTTACCGGCTCGGCCGACCTCTATCGCAAGTCCATCGTTGCAGATACGAGCGGTGGTCAGACCGATACGTACACGAAGATCGCAACGCTGCCATGTAACTACGTCCCATCGCAGTACACGCCACGTGAGCGTGAGTCGGCAGTTCGTGTTCAGGACTATATCTACTGGGACTTCACGTTTCCGGCGGGTGTTGACATTCGGGCGACGGATCGGTTGTACATCGGCTCACGGCGATTCGAGGTTGCCGGTGGTGGTGAGCCAAGCATCGGCATATTCACTTCCATCATCTGTCTGGAGATCAAATAGTGAGCGAGGCTGTCGTGTTAGCGAAAGTTACCTGTCGCCAGTGCGGCGCAACGTTCAATCTGCGTTGGGACGATGACACCATTCGGCCGGTGCCGTGTCCGCTGGATGGCGGCGGGACCATCGTCAAGGTCCGAAACAACAAGACCGGCGCGTGGGAAGTCGTCGAGTCCGTGCCGGCCAAGGAT